AAGTGGTGCTGGACCATATGATTACGCTGATGGAACCGTTAACAAATTCGGTTACAACAACGATGTTGATACCGCTGAAGAGTCTCTTTGGGACATGAATGATTTGCCGACTGCTGGTCTTGGACCTCCGCGTTGTTTTACAAACATGGCAGCTGCCGCTGATCTTTACGTTTCCAGTGATGATATTGCTGATGCTACGCTTGAAATCGCAATTGAAGTGTTGGATGCTAACTATGTACTCTCTACAGTCACTATGGCTTTAGGTGCAGTGGTTGGTACTGGTACTGTGTTCGAGCAAATTGGTAGCGCAACTTTGCTGCGAGTCAATCGCGCTTATGCTACTGGAACTGGTTTCACTGGTAACATTTATATTCATCTAGACGATGTTGACGGCGACACTAATGGCATACCGGATGCTCCTGCCACAGACATCGTTGCTGGCATTACTGCCGGGGAAAATCAAACCCTTCAAGCTTGCTATACAGTTCCAGCTGGCTTTACTGCTAACATAACAAGCTGGTGTATCTCAAATGTTAGTCAGCTAGCAGTTGGAACTGCAGTAACGTTCAGAGCACGTGGAACGTTGTTTGGTACGGATGCTGCGCGAACTCAAAACTTGCTTACGATAGGTAATGAGACTACAGTTTGTACGCCGGTGATACCTTACAATACATTTCCTGAGAAAACAGATATTGAAGCAACTGGATCGGATGCTTCTAATCAAGGGGCTGCTGCTACGTTTGGAATTTTACTAATCAGGAACTGAGGCTACTATGAAACGATTTGTATTGCTTATTAGTTTTCTATTTGCCTCTGCTGCCTTTGCGGGGCAAATTGATTGGGGTAATGATCCCGCTCCAGCTACCCTTCCCATTGATCTTGGGACGGATGTTATTGGCAACCTAATTGATGTTGGGTACATTGACTTCGATTTGCTGGCTGGCTCTGCTAGTGCAGAAGGTCGTTTGTTTTGGGACGCTGGCGACGGAACACTAGGTTTGGGCATGGTTGGTGGCGACGTAACTAACCAAATCGGCCAGGAAACCCTAATAAGAGTCACAAACAAGAGTACTGCTGATATCAAGAATGGCAATCTTGTCTACATGGACGGTGCTATAGGCAATCGACCCACCATTGCGTTAGCCAGCAACGATGATGCTGCCACACTCTATGTCTTGGGGATGGCTACTGAAGACATTGACGATAACGCAACTGGTTTTGTAACTATTACTGGACTAGTCAGAGGTGCGGCACTACAACCCATAAATACCAATAGTTTTACAGAAGGTGATAGACTTTATTTGGATACTGCTGGTGGTTTTACAAATATTCACCCATCAGGAGCTGGTATTGGCGTCATTGTTATTGGAACTGTGCTGAGGAAACATACATCGTTAGGCGTTATCGTGATGGCACGTCCCGATTCCTTCACACTTGGAGATGATTTTGATGGCACGATGCGCCTGTCGATCATCAACAAGAGTACAGGTGTAGCAGCCGCATCAGCCTTCACAGCAGTCAATGACGCTGGCTATTGGGTGACCTTTGGGATTGGAGGCTCCAACCACGCAACACAGCCCAATAATGCTGTTCTGTACACCCCTGGTTATGCTGATTTTCAACAAGCTGTAGATGGAAACAAAGACTTCGTATGGTATACAGACCCAACAGACTCCCATGACAACTCTTCACTTGCTAATGAGGTGATGCGTCTTTCGGCAGCGGGTGTTCTGACTCCGCTTGGCCGCGTAAACATAGAAGGTGAATGGAACATCGGTACCATCGGTACGTTTGGTGCAGCAGACACAACTCCAGATCCTGCTGGGGCTTCATATTGGAAAACCAGCGGCGCAGTTACGATCACTGACTTCGATGGTAGCAGTTATGTTGCCGGTCAAATTTTTGTTCTGGAAATCTGGAACGACACCACCATCAACTGCGAAGCGAATCAAATTTACTGTGGCAACGTCCAAGACTTCAATCGTCACTACGAAGCTGGGGATTTTGTCACTTTCATTTACCGAAGTGATGGCTTATGGGCATTTTTGTCTGAGGCGTTTGGGCAAAAAGAGCACACCGTACCCTTTGCCTTCATCGGTGCAACCATCGACGAAGCGAATGATGTTGGCATCTTCAGACACCCGCAGGCAGCAGTAAACCCTGAACTAACTCGGTTCAGTTGTGTAGCCTCTGGGGCAACTACAAGTGACATGATCATCACGATCACAGACTGCGATGCTACCCTCGTCACCTGTGGAGTGACAAACGCAACGCTGATTATGGACACGAACGACAAGATTGAGGCTGACGACAGCTTCTCAGACGCTGATCTACAAATAAGTGGCTGGTGGAAATTTGAGTTCACCACTGTAACGGTAGCCCCTGAAATTTTGCAGTGTGAGATTTCTTATGTCTCTAGCTAGATCCCTGATCTTTGCGCTTGTCTTTCTCTTCGCTCAGTCGGCGGGCGCGTCGATCATCATGGGTCCAATGGCTCCCGCTGGTCCAGTAGTGCTGTGGGCTATGGACTTTGAAGGCTCTGGGTGTATTGATACTGACAGTGGTTCGACGTGTTCTTCTACTGGTGGCACGCTGGACATGGACTGTACAACCGGAGCGGCTCCACTTGAGGGTAGCCTTTCGGCCTGTGTCGGCTCCGATGGTTTTATCTACGTTGCCGCTAAGTTTGACGCGGGCACTAATGACGTGACCCTAGATTTACTTGTAAACTGGGACGTTCACTCCAGCCTCGGTTCCAACAAACAGATGTTCCAACTGTGGGGTGACGGTGCTTTTAGGTGTTCCGTTATTGGACGGCCTGACAACGTTAACATCTGGGCCTACACGGGACAATCAGGGGCCGGAATCAGCATCACAGAAGACACAACGTATCGTCTGAGACTGGAGTGGAATAGGTCCACCAAACTTTGCAAAATCTTTTTGGACACCACAGGTACAGACTGGGGCGTGGGCGCTGTTGGAACCTCCGAAGCAACTAACATTAGCTGGACACCCGGCGCTATAACCGAATTCCGGGTACTCGAAGCGGACACAGTACGCATTATAAGAATCGTTGACGACATCGGAATTTGCGAAGGTATCAGTCTGGGGACTACAAAGTGTGGCGATTGATGAGCAAACTGGAAATATTTTTTGCGTGTATGGGTGCGCGTCATGCTCTGTGGAAAGAAAAGCGACGGCGTGCTATGCGTAGAACCAGCATTGCATTTAAGGGGCAACAGTAATGGCGTGGTATGCTCCGTGGAAAAGTAAAAGTGTAGAGCGTAAGAGTTATGCACTTGGCACATCTGAGGCACTTGGTAGCTTTCTTATGTTCGGTGCTGGTGAAGCTTCCACTCCATCGTCTGCATTGTCGTTGTACGAGCAATCGACTGCTGTTAGCATTCCAATCAACATGATCGCAGATGCGTTTGCAGTTCTTGAGCCGATACTCATCGTTGATGACAGAATTATGCGGAACCATCCAGTGGTTACGTTGCTTACAGATCCGTCACCGTACTATTCTGGTGAGTTGTTCTTGGAAATGCTATCCAAAGAGTATCTCATTACTGGTGAGACGGCGTTTGTTGCTCTTGGCGGTATACGTCGCCCACCTTTGGAGCTTCAACCCATTAGTGTTAAGAATATTACCATCTCAGAAGGTTCAGGTGGAGTGCCTAACAACATCCAAGTTTCTGGAAATACTTTGCCTGGGGTGTATCACCCCAAGATTAGGAAAGGATTGCTGAGGTATCTCGATGGAAACCTGCGTGAACTCATTAGGATGCGCAACTACTCTACCAGAAACAACTCGTTGCTTCGTGGTCAGTCCCCACTTATGGCAGCATCCAAAGAGGTTCGACAGCACATTCTTGGTGGAACTCATAATGTTTCCATCCTTGAAAAGGGTGGCCGTGTATCTTTGATCTTCCATTTTGAATCTGATATGGACGATGAAGATTATGAATTGACAAAGCAGAGGGTGAATGAACAATATGCCGGTGCTAGTGAGGCTGGTAAGATTGGCGTGACTGCTGGCGGTGAACTTGCTATCAAAGAAGTTGGCGTCAATAATAAAGATATGGACTTCGCAGTACTACAAAAGATGGCAGTGAAGGCTGTTACGTTACAGTATCATGTTCCACTACCGTTGGTAACAGATGAGCGCCAAACGTTGAACAACTATCGTGAAGGTAAAGTTGCTCTTTATGACGATGCAGTTATCCCGCTAGCAAAAAGAATCTTTGGCGCGCTGTCCGATCACTTGTTGCCGCGTTATGGGATTGATAACCCTAGCGCGCGAATCACTTTTGACCCTGACCAAGTAAGTGCGCTTGTTGCTAGACGGAATGAGGAACTGAATAAGCGTAAGAACATCGGTGTAGAATCTGATAATGAGATCCGCGCACTGATGGGTCGTGAACCTTACGATGGTGGTGATACTATTCTGAAATCGTCCAGTTTGATTCCGGCTGGAACCGATGTCTTTTTGGAAGATAATGAAATTGATTTCATAGAAGATCCAGATGCCTGAACAGAATGTACAAGTGGATCTGAATCTCAAACTTATGTTTGAGAATCAGCTTCGTGTTAAGATAAATGCTTTTCACGAGCGGCAGGTCCGTGATATGGTACAGACTATTCGCCAGACTGGTTGGATTCCTGACTTTGGTAAGTATGAAGATGAGCTAATCAACATTCTGTATAAGCATTACATTAGCATCGGTGTTACGTTCATCGATCGGATCAACCAGATAGTGCTTACTGAGCTTGAAAAAGAATTGGTCCCTGTTGATGAAAAGGATTTTCACAACCAAGCAATAGAGTTTATGGCACGTAAGAAGCTACCAAAGGTGCCGGTGGTTGTTGATCGACACTTTAGAGTCAGAGCATCTAGCGTTGCCGGTAAGATCACACAGACTACAAAGAAAGAAGCCAGACGAGTCTTGGCTGCGGTGAAGAAAACTTTTGTTACTGGTGCTAAGGTAGGTGTTAAGCCTGTGGATGTCGCTAGCACATCTGGTAAGATGTTCCGCACTACTCTTAATGGTCGTGCTAGCGGCATCGTGCGAATGAATACAAATGGTCCGGCTGAGGCAGTCAAGCTAACACAGATACAAATACTTCGTGGCGAAGAGCCTTCACTTGGTGGAGGTGGTGGAACAAAGACTAAGGGTACCAAGCGTTGGTCGAACATGGCAGATAGTTTGGTCCGTGGTCCATCAACTAATAGTGCATTCAATCACCAAGCGGCTAACCAAACTGTTAAGATTGACGAGCCATTTACAGTGAGTGGTGAACAACTTAGGTTCCCTGGGGATGAAAGTTTGGGAGCATCTCTTGGCAACGTCATCAATTGTCGTTGCGCGGTTTCATATAACATCAAGGCAGTTGCTAAGAAGATCAAAAAGAAAATCAAGGGTGGTGGTAAGTCACCGCTGAAGCCTAAGGCAGTCAGCAAAAAGAAAGTCACTAAGAAGAAAGTCACTAAAAAGAAAGTGACTAAAAAGAAAGTGGTCAAGAAGAAAGTAGCCAAGAAGAAAGTAGCCAAAAAGAAAGTGGTTAAAAAGAAAGTGGTTAAAAAGAAAGTGGTCAAGCGCAAACGACCCTTGGATGATTCCACGCCGGCCAAAGTAAAAACAAACTTGCCTAGAGCAAGTGAGTCTACTGAGTTTCAAACAGCAACAGTTCAGGAAATGTCTCCTGCTACTGAGAAGTCAATCGAGAAAATATCTAGTAATGCTGATGAAATTTTTAGCAAGGCCAAGACTCCTAAGCAGGCTCGGGCATGGAGTGATGCTGTAGAAGAGTATGTTGAAGGATCAGATGAAGTCAATACTTGGCTTAGGACTGGTGAAGTAATTGAAGAGTTCACTCCGCCAAGCCAGCTTAAGAAAATTGTGAGTAATTTGGATGAAGTTATTGATAACTCACCACTTCAATCTGACACAATATTGTTCAGAGGTATGGATTCTTCTGGCGCAGCGCGATATAATTTGCGAGTTGGTAGTGAGTTTTCAGATGATGCATTCGGTAGCTGGACTCTCGACAAAAGAATATCGTGGGAGTTCATGGAGAGTACTGGAAGTGAATCTGTAATGATGAGAATTAAGGTTCCAAAAGGTACCAAGGGTTTGTATATTGATGAAGACCAGTTTGAAGTAATTTTGCAACGTGCCAAAAAATATCGAGTGGTTAGTGTTGAAGAAAACGTACCTGTTGGACGTGAATTTGTTAGACAGAAGGTTGGCACTGAGCCTGTAGGCAAAGTAGTTAAAACAAAAGTCATAACTGTGGAGCCTATTTGATGGGTAAGAATAGATTTGTTTGGGGTGACGGTGATATTGAAATAATTAAGACTCCTGTTGGAGAAGTTGTAACAGATTTTAGTGATGTGGAAACAGAAACTGAAGAAGTAGATGAAGAACCAGATGAGGTCAAGTAAGACTTAGCTATGCCTTTAATGAAGTGCCAGAAAGATGGAAAGCCTGGATGGAAATGGGGTGAACATGGTGTTTGTTTTATTGGGCCAAATGGGCGTAGCAGAGCAGCGGCAGTTGGTAGAGCCATCCACGCGCAAAGGGACAAATCAGCCATGAATACTATGGAAACTAAAAACTTTGGTGGACAGATCGACGAGATCAAAGCCGATCAACGCAATGGCGTTGATATCGGCATCGTTGAAGGTTATATCGCTGCTTGGTCTCCAGACCGTGGTGGTCGCTTTGGTGTGCCTGATCGTTTTCACAAGGGTGCATTTATAAAGTCTATCCAGGACCACAAGGATAGACGCGCACGACCAATCAGATTGAAGGATCATCATGGCCGAACCATTGGTGGCTTTCCGATTGAGTCTGTTAAAGAAGATAACCATGGTTTGTTTGCTCGCGGTGAGATCAATCTCGGTACACAGCTTGGTCGCGAAGCACATTCTCTCGCACTCCAAGGTGTGCTTAGTGATTTCTCCATCGGCTTCATCGCTATCAAGGATAACTTGACCAAAGGCTTCCGAGAAATTTTTGAAGCTGACATCATCGAAGGCAGCATTGTTGATGAGCCGCTGAATATAGATGCTATTATGACGGAAGTGAAGCTGGTGATACCATTCCAAGATTTGCCGCTAGCAGATCGTATGGCTTCGTGGAGTCCTAATGCTGCTAAGGAAAGGGTGAAGCAGTTTACAGATTCTAAGCAATCACCAACTACGGAGTTCAAGCAAGCACACGTCTGGTTGGATGAAGAGCGTGTTGAAAGGTTCGATGGGTACAAACTTTTGATCGCTGACGTGATGGATGGTAAGCTTGTTGCTATTCCCCGTGCTATTTTCAAGGCTGCTAATGAAGTTATGGGGCGTAGTGTCGGCATTCCTGATGAAGATTCATCGGGAGTCATCCAACATCTTGAACGGTACTATGCTAAGATGGGTTTGGTATCACCGTTCAGTAGCGATGATAAACAATTCTTTGGAGTTGAAGAGATCAAAGACTTCACCAAACGTGATTTAGAGAAAGCGTTGCTAGATAGTGGCGCGTTTTCCCGAAGTGCATCTGTTGAACTTGCTAGTAAGTTTAATGGATTGAAAGACCCAGCAAGTGCTACAGACATAATGAAAGAGTTGGGAAGGATACGGATTTGACGGCAGAGGGATTCTGTTATGGGGTCAGCGGGATGCTGATGCCGTGGTGAAACTGAAACTGAAATGAAACGTTCAACAGGAGTTTGAAATGGCTGATGAAAAAACTAATGAAGAGGTGCTGGCTGCCGTCGCTGAGCTTCGTAAGGAAGTTGAGCAGAAAGGTTTTATTGATACTGGTAAAATCGAAACGCTGAATGCGATTCTTGACTCGCATGAAGAGAAGGCGCAGCAGCTCACGCTTCTTGAGCAAGGTGCTAAGAATCATGAGCAGGCAATCGCAGAGTTGAAGACGGCTCAGACCGAGTACAAGGAAGCTGATGAGAAGCGGCAAGTTGAGCTGAAAGAACAGATCACTGATCTGGAAGCTGAAGTTGCGCGCGGCATCGATGCTAAGGTCGCAGCTGATCCTGAAGCGTACAAGGAAAGTGCTGAGTACAAAGCACTGAACCTGTACTGTAAGGAAGGTGAGCGCTCTCTGTACCAGAATGAAGAGCACAAGGTTCTGCTTCGCACTGACTCTGGTGTTGATGGTGGCTTCCTTGTTCCAACTGAACTGGACAATGTGATCACCAAGAAGATTGTTGAAATTGATCCGATTCGTTCCATTGCTCGTGTTCGGACAATTGCCAGCAAGTCGATGGAGATGGCAGTTCGCAACACCATTCCTACGGCAACGTATGAGGGTGAAGCTGAGACCGGTGCTGATAGTGCATCGACCTACAACAGCGAAACGGTCACGCCGTATCGCCAAACTCACACGACACCAATCACTCGTGACATGCTGATGGATGCTGGATTTGACATGGAGTCCGAAATTGCTTCTGACTCTGGTGAAGCATTCGCATTTGGTGAAGGTGCTGGGTTTGTTCTTGGATCTGGTTTCAAGGAGCCTGCTGGCTTCATGGCCAATGCGGTTGTCCTTGCAGCATTCCGACAAGGTGTCGGTACGTCAGCGCTGGTGTTTGAAGATGATATTCTCAAGCTGACTGGTGACCTAAAGGTGGGTTACAATCCGGTGTTCGTGATGAATCGTCGCACTTTGGCATCCATCCGTACTCGCAAGTCATCGGCTGGTGGGTATCTGTGGACGCCTGCTCTGGATGGTGGGGTTGCTAGCATGCTTGCTGGATTCCCTTATGTTCTTGCGAACACAATGGCTGATGAAGCGGCAAATTCATTCTCGGTAGCATTTGGTGACTTCCGTCGTGGATACACCATTGTTGATCGCACGGGAATGAGTGTTGTTCGTGACGAAGTGACACAGAAGAAGAAGGCCATTGTTGAGTTCACGATGAACCGGTGGAACACTGGGCTGGTTACATTGCCTGAGGCGATCAAGGTTCTGAAGACAAAGGCATAGAATTGGTTCAGATGTTTCTGGAACGCAACACTTTGCAGGAGAAATGTAATGGAATTTGATCTTCATTCAGAAATGAAAGTTGTTTTTGCAATCGAGCCGGTGATTCACACCGCGCACGCAGTTGGAGCTGAGATTGATACTCTTGGGTATGAGTCTTGTGAGTTCGTTATGGTTGTTGGTGATGCACTCGATGGTAGTTTCGTTGCAGCGCTTGATCAATCGCCGGACGACGGTTCTGGCTCAGCCACTGGCGTATGGACTGCTGTTCCTGCGGCTGAAATTCTCGGCACCTTGCCTGTCATTGCCATCGCGGATACTGATGTTGTATTCCGTGTTGGTACTATCGGCAAGGAGCGCCATCAGAGGTTGACATTGACGGAAGTCGATGCCAATACTGCAGGAATTCTTGGGGCTGTTGCAATCCTTAGTAATCCGGTTACCAAGCCTGTGGCTGATCAGTCCACGTAACAAATTGGAGGGTGGGGCGTTTGCGCGCCCTGCCCTCTGCAACCCGCACGCACAACGGAGTTTGAACCATGAAAGTAAAATTTCTGAAAGATGGACGATGGGCACACTCGGAACCCAGGCGAGGACAATTTGATCACGTAGTAGGGCAAGTCATGTCCGGTATTTCTGAAGCAGATGTTATTGATATGAAGAATGCCGGCACCGCTGAGCTACTTGGTGATGATGAGATGGAAGAAAAAGTTGAAGAGGAAGTTGAAGAGGAAGCTGTAGATGCTACCATCACTACAGAGTCCATGAAAAAGAAAACGATGCCTTGGAGTAAGTGAGTGAATCATGCCGCTGACGTATACGTACACGCTAAATGATACTGGCACGTTGCCGATTACACTCAAGCAGGCCAAGGCTTACTTGAAAGTTGACTCTGATGCCGACAACTCGGTCATCCAAGACATGATTGCCGCTGTAGTACAGTATGGTGAGCGGTACTCTGGTAGAGACATGCGTGCTAAAACTTGGCAGCTGGTAATTGATTGCTTTGAAGATAGGATTCTGCTACGCAAGAGTCAGGTAGCGTCAATTACAAGCATCAAGCATACAGTCAGCGGCTCACTCGACACCATTGCTGACACAGTTTATTATCTCAAAGCAGGTTATCAGTTCAGTGAGATTTTGCTTCAAGAAGATCAAGAATGGCCAACTGATTCAGATGCAGTTGAAGCTGGTATCCAAATTATTTTTGTTACGCAAACTCCAAGATACATTGAGTCATACAAGATGGGTGCATTTGAACATTTGGCGTTCTTGTATGCCAATCGCGGTGATTGCGACGTGAATGTTGCGGCACTGAAGTCCGGTGCTACTGAAAAATATGATCAAGGTAGAATCCAGAGGATCTAATGGCATCACTATCAGATTACGCAGAAACAAAAATTCTCGGCCACATGCTAGACGCGGTTGCGTGGACTAGCCCACCTAGCGTTTGGGTTTCTTTATACACCGATGCTGTTGGTGATGATGATAGCGGAACCGAACTTTCTGGTGACAATTATGCGCGAGTTCAGATGACTGGCGGCTTTACAGTTACAGGTGACACTGCAACTAACACTGCTATTGTTACTTTCCCAACGGCATCTGGAGATTGGGGAACTGTAACCAATGCCGGCATCCATGACGCTGCAACAAATGGCAATTTGCTAACTCACGCGGCGCTTACTGCATCAAAACTTGTCGAGACTGATGACACTTTTGAAATCGCAATTGGCAGTCTTTCTGTAACGATGGCGTAAAGAAAACAATGGCAATAGTAGTTGGACAATCTACTACAGCAGCTAATACGTCAACAGGGAACCAATCCTTTACTGTTGATATGGGAGGTGAGACCCCTAAGGCTGCTTTGTTTATGCTTACGGAAGCAGTTACAGATGGCGTTGTCGCTGTTCACGCTGTTACATCTATAGGAGCAGCTGACGGTACTAGACAGTGGTCTATGTGTCACACAGACCGAGATGATTGGCCTAGCTCACTCGCAAGTCATGCATTTGATGATGACTTGTGCATTAGAAAGCAAATTGCAGGGTCCACCATAGACGGAAGCGCGGTATTTGTGTCATTCGCAGCGGATACAGTAACGGTTAATTGGAATAATAGTTTAGCTTCGGCAAATCTCGTTACTGTGGTAGCTTATACTGGTTCTGACTTGTCTGTATATGTAGATTCAATACTTACTGGGGCTGTTGTAGCTACTCCAGTAGACATTACAGCACCCGGCTTTGAACCAGATATTCTTATCAATGCAGGCACAGGATTTACTAGTAAAGATTATCAGGATCTGGGTAACTCTCATTTAGGATTTGGTTTTGTTCACAATGATAGAGCAGGCACAATTGTTCAATACAGCTCAGATAATATATCTAGAAGAGGCCAAGCCACTGCTGATGTAAAGACGAAAGCGTGGAACAACTATGGGCTATCTTCTCACAGTCATAGTGACGTGCAGGATTACAACCAAGAGTTTAGTGACTTTGATGCTAACGGGTTTTCAATGACCCCAAGAAGTACCGGCAAAGCCCAAAACATGGGGTATCTTGCGCTTCAGTTTGGTTCAACAAAGACAAACGAGAGTTGGGTTGGTGGCATTGACTCTCCGACATCTACTGGAATAACTAACTACACTGCTCCTGGGTTTACACCTATCTATTTGATGACAATGAGCAATGAAGTTGCTGCTTTCGATGTTCAAGAAGATAATAACGCTAACGCAGGCACACTTGCTATCGGTACTAACACAGCAGGAAGTCAGTTTTCTTTAAGTAACGCTTCAGAAAACAGCGCAGATCCAACAAACACTCAATCGTTGCATGATAATGTTTCTATCAATATGCCATCAAACGATGGAACAGTTAATTTTGTAGCCACTCTGGATGGTTTTACTGCAACTGGTTGGGATTGGGACTTTTCTTCTACTGATACTGGTACGGTTAGAAAATGGTATGGTATGGCTATCGGCCCGACCATACCACCATTCCCTGCTGGGTGGGACCAATCTGTAA